GACGCAGTCAGTGAATCCTTGACGGAAAAGTCAAGGGTAACTGAGGTCGCCAACAAAGTCTTCGTCGTTGCAGAAACTGCAAGCCCAGTTCCACCATCAGAAATTGGGTTAGCTAGTACAACCAACTATACTAGCGATCGACACTCACTTCATATAAGTGACCGCGAAGTAATTGCTATAGTAGCCCAGGCAGTGCAGCTTAAACACGGTGTGTTGCCTAGGTCTGCCCTCAATGAGAGGGTGATACGTAGGACGGCTCTACAAATTTTAGACGATGCCGGGATTCCGGCTAACCGACAGGCCAAAGTGATGCCTCTTATCATAATGGCCTCTTACGTTCGCACCACTAACCAGCAAATCCTAGATAGTAGCACAACCACCTTAATGTTCAGTCATTGGACACAGACAGGTAGACCAGCTAGGAGATGGCGCGGTTTCTTCCTTCCATCAGTGGGGGACCCTTCGGGGTTCTCCGCTTGATGGCGGGTTAAGGTATATAAGACGTCGGAGTACGATATAACAGTAGGAGGTACTCTAGACGTAAAACAGATTTTCTCGCAAAACCAGGTGAAAATCACAACCTTGCCCGGAAAGGCTCCAACTGTACCCATTACAGTTTCAGAAATGAACTCCTTCCAAAGTGCATATGTATGGCCGAGCAATAACGGAAACAATGCATCTCAGGGAGTAGCAGCTCGTATATTGGCTGTAAATAGGGAAGGTGGGTGGGTTCCACCAATAAAACCCAGTGTCGATATAAGAAGACGGTTTTCACCGCTATTGAAATCGTTTTCTTACTACGCAACACAAGTAATCCCGATGACTGATGACCAGTACATCGAATCTCTTGACAATAGCCGCAAAAGTAGGTATAGGAATGCTTGGATAAATCAAGGCCGGTTGGGCAAAGCCCAACAATTTGTTAAATTAGAGCCTGCAGATAAGTCCAAAAAAAGTCCCAGTGGCTAGGATCATAACTGATCCTGGCCCATTGTATAATATGACTATAGGCTTGTATATTAAGCCATTGGAGAAAGCAGTTTTCAACAGCTTATCTGAATGGCTAGGCTACCCAGTTGTCCTTAAAGGATTCAATGCTGTTGAGCAGGCTCAACACATTAGAGACAGCTGGGATTCATTCGCTGACCCGGTGTGCATCAGCGGTGACGCCTCGAGATTCGACGCCCATACTGGCGTCATTATTAGGAGAGACTTGGAACTTGAAGTCTATGCTTTATTCCTAAAAGGTGATTCGAAAATCTTGAATTTAATGAGAAGATATTTGTCCACGGACGTGGTTTGCAGAACCCATGATCAAGTGTTAAAATACAGGATGAGTAGTAGGAAAAGTGGTGAGCACAATACTGGACTTGGGAACAGTGTGATTACCGTGTTTATGGTTATATTATGGTGTAACACTAAACAAATAGACTTCAGATTACATAACAACGGCGATGATTGGTTTGTTATACTCAATAGGAAGGACCAGAAGGTGTTCCTTACGGATTCTTTAGAGTATTTCTCACAGAATGGTTATTTAATGGTGCTTGAGAAGCCAGTCTATGAGTTTGAGGAAATTGATTTTTGTCAAACTAAACCAGTCCTTGGACCGAGTGGTTATGTAATGGTTAGAGATCCCAGGAAAGCACTAGTTAAAGATTTGCAAACCTATAGAGTACGCTCACCTAAAGAGTATCGCCGTTGGGCGGCTTCGGTTGCTGAGTGTGGTCTTGCTATGTCTGGTGGAATTCCTGTGATGCAGTCTTTTTATAGATACTTTCATAGAACGGCCCTTGGTTCAAAATCAGGGTCTTACATGAACGAATATGGTAGGAAAACCTTATCTAAAGGAATGACCTACAGATACACCCCCGTAACCGATGTATCTAGATATTCGTTTTACGTCGCGTTCGGAATAGATCCAGCTAGTCAACTGGCACTAGAAGATTATTTCGGAAGTATCGATGTCATGGACGTGACGGCCGATGAATTCGTACCATATATTGTGGAGAGTTCTGACACCGTCATCGAATTGACAGGTCTCTAACTGCGTAGCGTAACCCAGGCGTTAACTGGACTTGGAAGTAGTTTCCCCTGCCCGGAGGGCCGCGCTTAGCGCACTTGGGAGTAGTTCCCCGCACAGCAGGAATGCGTAAGTATTTGCCTGTTCATTGGGTTGCGTAGTTAATGACCAAAACTGCCACAGTGCTAATCAGAATGCCAAGAGACTGCACGGATCAGCGCTTAGTTCTACGCGATGAACAGTCCCGCCAGTCATTGCGGTATCCAATACAAATGACTAAGAAACATATCCAGAATGGAAAACAAAAACGAAACAAATCTAAACAAGGAGGCCCTTCACAGGCTACCCCGACGAGAACAGGAGTGGCAATGCGCGGCTTGGGTGAGCTCGCAGGCGGAGTCATCGGAGCCTACGCAGGAGGTCCGATTGGATCAGTTGGAGGTGCGATGCTCGGCAACGTCCTTGGAGCCGGAGTGTCTTACATTACCGGTAACGGGGATTACAGAGTTAGCCGAAATTCCCTCGCTTTGTCTCCTAACGCTACTGTGCCTAGTATGCATAAGGCAAATCAAACGATCACAGTTAGGCACAAGGAATACCTTGGGCCTATATCGGGGAGTACTTCTTTTCAAATACAAAAGACCTACTCCATCAACCCCGGTTTGGCAGGAACTTTTCCCTGGTTGTCAGGAATCGCCGAACAATACGAGCAATACTCCATTAAGGGTATGGTGTTCCAGTACGTACCCACTAGTGGATCGTTCACTGGGAACTCTTCAGCCTTGGGTGTAGTCATGATGCAAACGGCCTATAGGGCCACTGAAGACCCCCCTCAAGACAAGCAGGAGTTGCTAAACGAATACTGGAGCACCGAGGTTGTAGCCAATTGTGGCACAATCCATCCAATAGAATGTAACCCTAAAGAAAACCCTTTCCAGGTTCATTATGTCAGATCAGAAGTATCACCACCTGGTGAAATCCTGATGTATGACATGGCCAAAACCTTTGTGGCCACGCAGGGTATGGACAATACCGGCGTTGTGGGCGACTTGTGGGTAACTTACGAAATTGAGTTGAAGAAACCAATCATTCGTAGTAATGCTATTATTGACGACGGAAAGCACTACATTGCCAAATATCAGGCCATTGCCACACCTACCAATTTCTTTGGGACCAATCAGACTGAATTAGTGGACGGACCACTCAAAGTGTCTGCTAATGGAAGAACAGTCACTTTGCCAGCTGGCGAAAATGACTATCTCATTGTGCTGGTTGGCAACTTCTACCATAACGGTAGCACAGCCTCTTTGAATTCTTGGAATGTTAGTCCCACTCTAGTCAACTGTACCTTGTTGTCTATAGCAGGTCTATCATTCCAAGCTACTGTTTCCAATCATTCAGTGACCGGAGACTTAGGAAATCCTACGGTTAGAGTATACATTCGAGGTAACTCCAACCTGGAATCTACAGTCACATTTGCAGCCGTCACTGGAACTTTCTCCGCCCCCGCCAACTGTAGGCTGGAGATTGTTGCACTTTCCAAGTAGATGTTCAAGGGAGTAAACCCAGCAAACCAAGAATCCTTGACCGTAATAATTTAGGAAGGAGACAACCTTAAACCTAGGTAGAAAACTCGAGGACGCTCGGACTGTCCAAGCAGTATAAAAACATGGAAAAATACGTATAGTCGCACAAAATCTAACAAAAACCCAAAAATAGCGATAAACCTAGTTATACCAACACTCAGGGAAAGAGTTTCAACTTAGCTCTCTCTGTTTTAGCCGGCACGAAGTCCCGTTGCTCGGTGTAAAGTTG